TTCTAATAAAGAATCCATCATTTCGTCCTCTAATTCTACAGAACGTAATGGTGCACCTAAAAGATTTCTTATTCTTTTGTAAAGTTTACTTCTATCAGTCTCATTAATGATAACAACAGTTGACATAGATTTTTTATTATAAATATCTAAATAATGAAATAACTTACTTATTTTTCTTTTTTAATTGGGTAGTGTACATGTCATTTACAAACCCCCAATTTACAACCTTCCAAAAATTTGAAATATATTCATCTCTTTTATTTTTGTATTTTAGGTAATACGCATGTTCCCACAAATCTAAACCAAGTAATGGATAACCACCTTCTTTTTCAGTATTCATAAGAGGATTATCTTGATTTGATGTGGTCATCACTTTTAATCTATTATTTTTTGTTAAAACTAACCAAACCCAACCAGAACCAAATTTAGATTTTGCTTCTTCACTAAATAATTCTTTGAACTTTTCAAATGAACCAAAATCTTTTTTCAATTTAGAAAGTATTGGGTCCGATACTTCTTGTTTTTTTGGTGACAACATCTTCCAAAATAATGCGTGGTTAAAAGCGCCACCACCATTGTTTTTAACGGATTTATTGAATCTTGAAATTTTTTCGATGATTTCTTCTAAATCTAAATCCTTACCTTTAATTTTATCTAACTCCTTATTTAATTTTTCAACATATCCCTTGTAATGTTTATTATAGTGAGTTTTCATTGTTTCACCATCAATAAACTTTTCTAACGAATCGAAACCGTATGGAAGTTTTTCAATACTAATATTTTTTATTTCAGAAATTATTGTTTCTTTTTTTGATGACTCAATCTCTAATATAGACTCAATTTTTTCTATTTGTTCAGAAAAAGATTTATAGATAATCTTTTCCATATCCTTGTTGTTTTTTTCGAACTTTTTGATTTCTTGGGACGCTTGTGAACTTGCTTCATCTTCGTTTTTCCCACCAATATCCTTTCCTTTTTTTCTTTTCAAAACGGTTCGTTGGTATTCATGTGACCATTCATGAGCCAATGTTCTTAACACATCACGATTCAATCTATCTTTTACTAAAATTTTAAGTTTGTTTTTGTCTGTTCTTGAACCTGTAGTCATTGTACCTGTTCTTTTATTTTGAAATACAATATCCAAATTATCCTCTAATGGGTAATTTTTTTTAAGTTGTGAAATAAAATCATTAATTAAAACTTTATCCTCTTTACTTGGCTCAATTCCAATATATTCAACATTTACGTCCATGATATATAAATATCATCGGTTTTTAGAAATCATGTTTAACATTTCTTCAATTATCGATGCCTCGTCAAATGTATCATCACCCATAACCGTTGATATAATTTTTTTCTTTCTATTTAATATGTCGTAAATTGCACCTTCGATACTATTTTCAAATAGGGGGTAATAAACTGATGTTGAATTTTTTTGCCCGATGCGGTGTGACCTGTCTTCTGCTTGTGAATGTTCTGCAGGTACAAACGATAAATCATTCATGATTACTGCTTCCGCTGATGTTAAAGTGATACCAACACCCGCAGCTTTCAAGTTTCCAACAAAAACTTTTATTTTATCGTTTGTTTGAAATTCATCAACCGCATTTTGTCTGTGAAACTTAGAACAACTACCATCCAAATAAACAGCTGACTTACCAAAGTGGTTATAGATTTGATTTAGTGTGTCGGTAAAGTTTGTAAATATAATAACCTTCTTACCTTGTTCTATAATGTTTTCAGCTAACTCGATTGTGTTATTAATTTTTTCTTGAGCAATTACTTTTCTTACTTTCATCAATTTTGAAAATTGAATTGTAAGTGATGAAGACTCTTCGGGGTTTTGGTCGTACCAATTAAAATATTCACCCATCAATTCTTCGTAGTCTTTCGATTTGAGTCTCAAATAAACAGGAGTGATAATTTTTTCAGGTAAATCTAATACATCTTCTTTTAATCTTCTTAAGATGTGCGTTGAGGTTCTTTCTCTCAATTCTTCCAGATTAGATGCTCCCGTAACGTTCCACACTTTTCTTTTACCAACACTAAATTGGAATCCGTTACAATATCTTTTAGCATAAGCCATCCAATTCATAGCAACAGGACTATCAACAAGATTTAATAAATTATAATAATTCATAGGTCGGGATGTCATAGGTGTGCCTGATAACAACCAAACTCTATTTGATTTACTTGCGATGTCGTTGGCAATTTTTGTTCTTTGTGCTTGTGGATTAGAAATCATATGAGCTTCATCCATAATAACTAAATCAAAATTAATCTTCATTATCTCTGATTTTTCTTTGTCTTTGGTGTCGTGAAAATTTTTTAAGATGTCGTAGTTAACAATAACAAAATCATGTTCATCTGAAAATTTCTTACCTTCTGCAATATATACTGTTCTATCTGAATAATTTGCAATTTCTCTTTGCCAATTTATTTTTAAAGATGCTGGACACACGATTAAAACTTTCTTAGCACCTGTTTCTAAAGCCGCTATTATGGTTGAGGTTGTTTTACCGAGACCCATATCATCAGCCAAGATAAACTTTTTATTTTTTACTAGTTTCTCAATTGCTTCTTTTTGATGTTCCATAGGTGGTCTATGGGTGTATTTACCATAATCAATTGAAATGTTTTTAACTTCATTATCTTTTAGTAATGCTGATTTTGGCATCCAAAAGTCATGTAAAGTCTCACCTGAAAAGATTTTACCCCAAATATGATAAGCTTTATCTTTTTCTACTAACAACTTCTCAACATAAATTTCTGAAGGTTCCTTAGTATACATCTTATCTTCCATCAGTTTTTTACCAAAATATGAATCTAATTTGACCCATTTTTTTGCAACTTTTGGTTGTATTATGTGATAATTATTGATGTAATCTGCTTGAGGTCTTGTGGGGACAAAAGACTTACTATTTTGTTTTTTGTGTTTTAAGTTAAGGATATAGTTATTTGACCCTTCATAATCATCTAAAATTAAAAGGGCTTTTGATTCGGGTGTTTTAGGCACAAAATCTTCCATGATATAATAAAATATAAGAAACAACCATAAAAAATCAATTAAAGTATTTATAGGTATGGCAGATAGTAGAGTTCCAATAACCAGACTGAACAAGTTTTTTTCCGAAGAAGACTTTAACTTAGACATTTCTATGGGTGATGAATGGTTAGGTGGAGATATGAATTTTACTCTTGTTATATATCGTATTGATAGACAAAGAACTATAAGTGATGATGTTTATGGAGAAACCTTGGAGGATGGGATTCAGTTTTTACCTCCTGTTGAATTTAAGGGGTATGTACAAATTGAAGCACCATCTAACGTTGATTATGGTTCTGCTAAATTATCACAAACAGAACCAGGTAATTTAAAAGTTGGTGTTTACCAAAAACAATTAGAGGAGTTAGGTATTGATATAAACTACGGTGACTATATCGGTTATTACGAAGACGAAACAAGAGTTAGGTATTATAGTGTTGTAGATGACGGTCGTGTATTTTCTGATAACAAACACACATACGGTGGTTACAAAGCTTTCTATCGTTCTATTATTGCTGCACCGGTAACCGATAACGAATTTAGAGGAATATAAAATGGCATTACCAAGTAAAGTAAAAAAACATTTACCACTAACACCTGAGAAAGTTGGTCGAGAAAGAAGACAACAAATGTTGGATGATATCACTGATTATGGTACTTTTTTACCTAAAGGCGTTTTACATGCTGATTTGGACTTAGGTATGTTAGATTTCGTAAAAGAAGACCTTAAATTGATTGTTGGAGAAAAATTAGTACCAACTGTTGATAAAATTATAACTAATCAAAACTGGTCACAATTTACTGAAACTTGGAACTTTCAAGATTTAGATAAAAATATTTCATTACCATTTGTAGCTACCGTAAGAACACCTGAGGTAAAATACGGAACATTTCAAGGGGGTGCTGCAAATATACCAAACAGAAGACAATTCTTTTATTATACAGTACCAACATGGGACGGACAAAGAAAAGGTGCCGATGTTTACACAATACCACAACCAATACCTGTGGATATAACTTACAACGTAAAACTATTCTGTAATAGAATGCGTGAACTCAATGAGTTTAATAAAATTATCATGCAGAAGTTCACGTCAAAACAAGCGTACACTCAAATTAAAGGTCATTATATGCCAATAATAATGGAAACGGTATCGGATGAATCGGCTAAAGACCTACAAAAAAGAAAATATTATATTGCAAGCTATACGTTAATATTGAAAGGTCTTTTAATCGATGAAGCAGAATTTAAAGTTTCACCGGCAATATCAAGACAAGTATCCTTATTTGAAACTGATGAAAGAGTAAAAACAAGAAAGGCGAATATCCAACCACCAAGACCTAATAATTTTGACCTTGATTTATTATTTGTGTCAGGTACCTCCCAACTATCTGAAGTTTTTAGATACACTGCAGACTTGAAAATTACTGAAACACAAAATGTAAGTTCATACGACGTTTATATAAATTCTAATTATGTCGGGTCAGATTTACCAACAATACAAATTAACGATGGGGATACTTTTTCAATAACGGTAACTAAAACAAATTCAAGCACTCTCGCAAAAATAAAAACTGTTGCGTACTTAGTGTAATTACTCTCCGTATATATCTTTGACTTCTTTACAATTATCGGTAATTAGTTTTTCTAAAAACTTATACATCTTCAAACCATTTTTGTCACAATACTCCTTTAATAAAGTATGTACTTCAGGTTTTATTTTTAAGTTTTTTATTTTTTTTTCTTGGATTTTCATAATGGTAGAAAAAAGGCAGAATTTATTCTTACTCTTTGATAAATATTATGATAGGGTAAAGTTTTTTGTTATTTGATGATGTATTTATATATAAAAAATAAATTCTAAAAACATTTTTATTAACATGGCATCATCTAATAAGGTTTTTGTTTCTCCAGGTGTATACACATCAGAAAGAGACTTAACATTTGTTGCACAAAGTGTTGGTGTAACTACATTAGGAGTGGTTGGTGAGACTCTTCAAGGTCCAGCTTTCGAACCTATTTTCATCACAAACTTTGACGAATTCCAAACATATTTCGGTGGCACTAGTCCTGAAAAATTTGTAAACACACAAATACCAAAATATGAATTGGCATACATCGCAAAATCATACCTATCACAATCAAATCAACTTTTTGTTACAAGAGTACTTGGTCTTTCGGGATACGACGCTGGACCATCTTGGTCTATTGTAACAATTGGTAATGTGAACCCCGCTACAATTACAGCTACGGGTATAACTACGGCCGTTGGAGTAACCTTTACAGGTAACACGGGAGGTACAGTAACATTAACATCAGTTCCTTCTTCGTTGAATGCGAATGGTAATTTCTATACTCCATATACTGAATATAACGGAGGTACTTCTACAATTGGAGGTGATTTACAAACTTACATCTCCAATCAAATTTCATTGTACTCAACAAGTGCATCAACATCAGGTAGCTCTGCGATTTTTTGGGGTACAGTTAGTGCATCAACATTTAACAGTGCAACAGGTGTAACACTTAACGGTACAGGTTCTATAACTGCATGGACTGAAACATTTGGTGTTGGAGTTTTAACAGGGGCAACTGCCGCATCTTTAAGTGCTCAAACAACTAATGACCCTTGGTACTACGCATTATTTAATTACCAACCAGGTACAACTAATTCATACTACGGACAAGGTATGGGAGCCGCTCTTTCAGGTATTTCTACAACACCTACATCGGGAGTGTTCTCAGGAACTGTTGCCTTCTACACAACAACATATTCAGCATTACCATATACAACATATGATGATATGGTTGTTGCAACTCTAAGGTCACGAGGTATTTCAACATATACATCGACAAATGCAGGACCATTCTATGAAGTGTCAGGAACGTCAGATGTTAAAATGATTTGCACTGGTTCATATTCGGCAGTAACTGAAGACCCATATGCAATATTCCAAATCTCAGGTAAAACTTACGATAATGATAATTTCACATTTGAAACTTCAATGTTAAGTACTGATAAAAATTATGTAAGAAACGTATTTGGAGCATCTAACTTTGGTAAATCAAGAACAGAAGTTCCTTTATTTGTTGAAGAGACGTACCCATCATTATTACAATCAGGGTATAGAGCAGGTCAGATTAGAGGTTTATATTGTAACTTGGTTAGTCTACCGGGAGCAAGGTCAGGTAATTCAGATAGTATTGGTTTCTATTTAGAACAATACCAAACACCTGAAACACCTTATGTTGTGTCAGAACTTAGAGGTAATAAAGTATTTAAATTATTTAAATTTGTACTCATCTCAGACGGTAATTCAGCAAACACTTATGTTAAACTATCTATTGGTAATATTTCATTCAACAATGGAACATTCGACGTATTTGTTAGAGACTTCTTTGATAACGACCAAAACGTGAGAGTACTTGAAAGTTTCACAAACTGTTCATTAGACCCTACTCAAAATAATTACATAGCAAACAAAATCGGTACATCTAATGGTGAGTATCAAGTTAAATCAAAATATGTAATGATAGAAATGAGTGACGAGGCACCTGCAAATGCATTACCTTGTGGATTCGAAGGATATATTTCAAGAGAATACGCAAACGCTACTCCACCATTTGTTCCTTACAAAACTAAATACTACTTAGCGGGTGAGACAATTTATAACCCTCCTTTTGGTTCGACTAATGGAGGTGATAACCCTGTAATTTCAAGTGGTGAAAACCCAAGAAGAGCTTATTTAGGTATTTCTAATATTTCAGGATTTGATTATGATTTCTTCCAATATAAAGGAAAACAATTACCAACAAGTCTTGCAACTGACACAACAGGTCCGGCTTGGGGTTATTTAACTAAAGGTTTCCACATGGATAGTGGGGCAACTGTCGTTACCATCTCAAGTGCATATTCTACATCAGGTCAATCAGCATTCGAAGTTGGTGTTGGGTCATTCAATTCTGAACCGACTGATGCAAGTAATCCATACTACAGATTGAATACTCGTAAGTTCACATTATTAGCTTATGGTGGATTTGATGGTTGGGACATCTATAGAGAATATAGAACAAACAGTGACTCATATGCTTTAGGTCAAACAGCGTTCAAATACGGAGCAGCAAGTT